TCACCAAAAGGTGGAGTTAATAATGTAGATTCTTTCTTTGATCCGTTTATGGATACAAGTAAAATGACACCTGGATTTACTATGTCTACAGGTACTCGTCCCATATCAATTGGTAAATTCCAAGAAGCTGTTATGGATAAAGGAGTTGTTTTTCACTCTGTTCGATTATTGGAAGAAATGAAGGTATTTATATGGAGAAATGGTAGAGCAGAAGCCCAATCAGGCTATAATGATGATTTAACTATGGCATTCTCCATTGGTTGTTATTTACGTGATACCGCTTTTAAATTAAGACAAAATAGTATGGATATGACTAAAAGCATGCTTAATGGTATTTCTTCTAATACTTCAAAATATTCCGGTGGATATTCAACTGGAATTTCGTATGCTGACCAATATAATAACAATCCATATAAAATAGATAACCCTTACTCAAATGGTCAAGAAGATATTTCTTGGCTTTTATAAAAAACAAAAATGGCAAATACAGGACTATTCTCAAGACTACAAAGATTATTTTCAACTGATGTAATCATCCGAAATGAAGGAGGAACACAATTGAAAGTAATGGATGTTAATAAAATCCAAGTTTCAGGTGAGTATGAAACAAATGCACTTGTAGATAGATTTAATAGAATCTATACTAATTCACACACATCCATTTATGGATACCAAAGTAGCTTTAACTACCAAACACTCCGCCCTACCCTATACTCAGAATATGATGCAATGGATACAGATGCAATTGTTGCTTCTGCATTAGATATTATAGCTGATGAAAGTACATTACGTAATGATATGGGAGAGGTATTACAAATTCGCTCATCAGACGAGGATGTACAAAAAATCCTATACAATTTATTCTATGATGTATTAAATATAGAATTTAATTTATGGCCTTGGATTCGTAATATGTTGAAATATGGTGATTTCTTCTTAAAATTAGAAATTGCTGAAAAATTTGGTGTATATAATGTAATTCCTTACAATGCATTTCATATCGAAAGACAAGACGGATATGATAAAGATCACCCGGCTTCTGTAAGATTTAGATTCGACCCCGATGGTATTTCATCTCCTTCAGATTATGGTTACTATAATGTACCTAATTCAGGTGGACAAGGTAATTCAATTTATTTTGACAACTATGAAATGTCGCATTTCCGTTTATTAACGGATACTAACTTCTTACCTTACGGTAGATCTTATTTAGAACCAGGACGTAAATTGTTTAAACAATATACGATGATGGAAGATGCGATGTTGATTCATAGAATTGTTCGTGCGCCTGAAAAACGTATATTCTACATTAATGTTGGTAATATTGCTCCTGCTGAGGTAGAAAACTTCATGCAGAAAACAATTTCCAAAATGAAACGTACTCCATATATTGATCAACAAACTGGTGATTATAACTTGAAGTACAATATGCAAAACTTACTTGAGGATTTCTATATCCCGGTTCGTGGAAATGATCAAGCAACTAAAATCGATAACTTAGGTGGTTTACAATATGATGGAATCCAGGATGTTGAATACTTAAGAGATAAATTATTTGCTGCCCTTAAGGTGCCTAAAGCGTTTATGGGTTATGAAAAAGATTTAACAGGTAAAGCTACATTAGCTGCTGAAGATATCCGATTCGCACGTACAATTGAACGTATTCAACGTATTGTAGTATCTGAATTAACTAAAATTGCATTGGTTCATTTATATGCTCAAGGTTATACAGATGAATCATTAACAAACTTCGAATTATCTTTAACAACACCTTCAATCATTTATGATCAAGAAAGAATTGCGTTGATGAAAGAAAAAGTTGATTTAGCTGCTCAAATGATGGAAAATAAGTTACTTCCAACTGATTGGATTTATGAGAACTTATTCCACTTGAGTGAAGATCAATATGATGAATATAGAAACTTGCTTGCTGAAGATGCTAAACGTAAATTCCGTATGGCTCAAATTGAGAACGAAGGTAATGATCCACTTGAAACAGGTAAATCATATGGTACACCACATGACTTGGCTGCTCTATATGGTAGAGGTAGATACGATGCTGGTGAGGTACCTGTTGGATATGATGAAGATCCTGAATTAGGAAGACCTGAAGAAAAAGTAACTAATAGAGGTACTCAAGATAATGCTTTAGGTAAAGATAGAATTGGAGCTGTAGGTATGAAAAAAGATGGAGACGAATCGGATTCAACAAAACCTAAATTTCAAGGTGGTTCTCCTCTAGCATTAGAGACAAAAAATAGACGAAACCCTAACTCGAAAATGTTTAATGATATCAAAAATCAGAAAAAACAAATGATATTTGAATCAGATATTAAAGGGAATTCACTATTAGATGAGTCACAAATACGAGAGTAAGAAAATTTCATATATTTATAAATAAACAAATATAACAGAATGCAAGTTAAACATTCAAAGTATAAAAATACGGGTATACTCTTTGAACTTTTAGTTCGACAAATTACCACTGACACTTTAGATGGTAAAGATTCCCCGGCTAAGGATATACTTAAAAAATATTTCGTTAAAACGGAATTGGGTCGTGAGTACAAGTTATATGAAACCCTTTTAAAGAAAACATCGTTAACTGAAACTAAAGCAAATATTGTTGTTAGTACATTAACTGATTCCTCACTTACATTAAATAGAGGTGTTATTAAAAGACAAAAATATAATTTAATTAGTGAAATTCAAAAGAATTATGATTTAAACGAATTTTTTAATCATAAACTTCCTAACTATAAAGTATTTGCTGCGTTCTATACATTATTAGAAATTACTAATACTCCACAAGCTGTAAACCCAGTACAAACCATTAACAATAAAGTTACTATTCTAGAGCATTTAACTGCTGCTCAAATTAAAGAAAGTAAAGTGCGTGATGAGGTAATGGATGAATTTTCTAAAGCAGATAAAGATGTGCGTTTTATTGCATATAAAATGCTTTTAGAATCATTCAATACAAAATATGATAATTTCCATCCCAACCAAAAACTAATCCTTAAAGAATTTATTACCTCAGTTGATAATACTCCTCGTTTGAAAGAGTTTTATACAAATAAAGTAATTGAAATTAAAGAAGAGCTAACTTCATTAAACGCTAAAACTAAAAATGAAGTAACAAAAATAAAAATCAATGAAATTATCTCTATGATTACCCCACCTGCTAAAAACACTAAGGTAACAGATAATGATTTAGTTGACTTGTTACAATATTACGATTTAATTAACGAGTTAGAAACAGTAAATGGATAAGCTTAAAGAAATAATTAGAGCAAAAATCAAAGAAATGAGCGCTACCGGACAAGGTGGTGCCTCTTTTTCTGCTGGTCAAGGTGAAGGTTATACTGTTCCATCTGCATTTAATAAAAATAAAAACGCAAACGGAACTTCTGATAAGTATTACTATAAACTAGGATATAAACTAGTTAAAGAAATAGACCCAGGGGCAACATTAGGGCCAGGACCAAAAGCTGGACCTGAAGGAGTTAAAGATAATTATTATGTTAAAGCATTTAATTATAAACTTGTTCCTAATAAAATTAAAGGATCTGGATTACCAGTTAAAAAACTTTGGGAAGAAGATACATTGAATGAAGTAAATGAATTTCAACAAAAACGTTTAGATGGTTTAGATGAAATTGAAAAACTATTAAATGATATTTCCCCATTAGTTTCTAACGCAAAAAATGAAACAATTGAATTATATAGCGGAAACGCAGGTTCATATGATATAACACAACCCATTGAAATGGTATTAAGTTACCTAAGAGATGTAAAACAACTATTAACAGAAAAATAATGAAAAAAACACTACAAGATCAATATTTGTTAATCAAAGAAGGTAAAGGACACAAAGGTGTTTTCTTAACTGAAGCAAAACGTCAATTTCCTGATATCGTTCGTAACGCAGCATCGTTTGATGAAGCTGTAGCATCATTACAAACTAAAAAAATCATTACAGAAAATGTAATTGGTTTGACTTCTGTTAATTCTATATTTGAACCAAAGAAAAAAGAATCATATGAATTAGCATATGAGGCATTTTTGGCTGAAGCTAAGAAAAAGAAAGAAAACGAAGACGAGAAAGTAAAAGCTGAAGAAAAGAAACCATCTAAAAAGGTTGAAGAAGATTATTCACACAATTACGATCAAAAAGACACTAAAGACATAGACAATTTGATCTTCGATCAGGTAATGACTGGATATTATGCTGAATTAAAAGATCCTAAGAATGCAGATAAAACAATGCAGGAATTAAAGGATATCGTAATGAAAAATTTAGCTAAAGATTCTATTTTCTATACAAAAGATGGTCAATTTGGAGTTAAAGATTTAGGATACACTACAGAGGCTCCGGGTTTAGGTACTCCAAAAGAGGCTAAAGGAAAATATAAAGCATCTGGATATGGTGATTTAAAAGAATCAATTCAACCTATGAACGAACAAGAAAATAAATTACGTAAAGTAATTCGTGAGATGATTGCTGAAGAATTAGCAACATCATCTAAAACATCATTAAAAGAGGGTGTTGAGAAAGAATTAGCTGCTATCAACAAAGAAGCAGAACATGAAATTATCGCTTCTAAATTAGAAAAAGTACAAGCTCTAATTGATAAAAAACAATCTCAACTTACTAAACTTGATGAGGATGAGGATATGAAAGACCTTACTGACAAGAAAAAAGTAAAAGAAATTGAAAAAGATATCAAAGCTCTAGAAAAAGCAAAAGCTAAATTAGAGAAAATGATGGGTAAAAAAGGTGGTAAAGCTAAAAAAGAAGTAATCGATGAAATAGACGATGAAACTGAATATGAAAGAGAAGAAATGGCTGATGAATATGTTAAAGATGCTGATAAACGTCAAGACGCAGGACAAAAAATAAGTTCTATTCTATCAAATTATCCAAACTTATCCCTTAATAATAAACAAAAATTAAAGGGTGAACTAGAAAATAGATCAGAAAATTACGATCTAGCGGTTCGTGGTGTTACCCCTAAATTAGATGATTTAGACGGAAATGGTCTAGATCAAAACGATATTGAATCTATTATAGATGCTTATAATGCTGAATCAAAACCATGGATGAAACTTGAGAAAGATGAATTAGAAATGTTGAAACTTGATTTAATTGGTAAATATTTACCTATAGATAATGAATAAGCAACTATTAATAGAAACTAGACACTTCAGTCCTAAACCACTTTCATTATTGGAAGGAATGAAAAACAACGGAAATGTTTTCGTTGAAGGGATATTGGCTACTGTTGAAGTTAAAAATGGTAATGGTCGCTACTATCCTAGAGAATTATGGGAACGTGAAATCGACAATTTTGCACGTAAAATCCAACAGAGATCAACTGAAACATGTGGTGAATTGGATCATCCTGACTCGCAAGTAATCAACCTTAAAAACGCATCTCACGCGATACGTGAATTGTATTGGAAAGGTGATGAAATATGGGGTAAAGTAGAAATTTTCTCTGATATGGGTGATTTAGGTACCTCATCTGGTCGTATAGCGGGTGCATTAGTAAAAAATGGCTTGCTAATCGGAATTTCATCTCGTGGGATGGGATCATTAAAACAAGTTGGTGAAATAATGGAGGTACAAGATGACTTCGAATTATTAACTTGGGACTTAGTTTCAAACCCATCTAACCCAGATTCATGGATGAAAAACGGTGCGTTAAACGAATCTCGTTCAACATTCTTAGACCCATATGCTAAAACAAACTCATTAATTACTGAAATATTGTGTGCTAAAGGTACATGTCCAATATTTTAATATAACAAACCACCATATATAATTGGCTCTCTTTTGAGAGCCTTTTTTTGTCTCCTCGACTTTGACTATTTGTATACATACATATAACACGAATATACCACTCCCTCAATCTATTATGTGGTATCAATTAAATGAATTCTATTACGTTTTATAATAAACGTACTTTCCCAACAAAATTAAATTTAGGAAAAATGGCAACAAACAGAGAAATGCTTAAAGAAGCAATCGCTGACGCTAAAGCTGTTAAAGAAACTGCAATAGCAAATGCAAAAGCTGCTCTAGAAGAAGCCTTCACACCTCAATTAACATCAATGCTATCAATGAAGCTACAAGAAATGGAAGAAGAAGATCTTAAAGAAGAAGGATTCGGAAAAGGAAGAGCAGAAGGAGACGTTGGATTCAGTACAATGGGCGAAAAAGCTCTTGACGAAACTGAAGATAACGATGAAGATGGTACGATGGAAATTGATTTGGAAGAACTTTTAGCAGAGCTAAATGAAGAGGAAGATGTGGAAGAATCTTTAAACGAAGCTGAAGAAGAGGAAGAAGAAGATATGGAAATGTCTGATGAAGAATCTGAAGAAGGTGAAGAAGAAGGTGAACCAATCGAACTTGAAGACATGACTGATGAAGATCTAAAATCAATGATTGAAGACGTTATCAAAGACATGATCGAAACAGGTGAACTTGAAGCTGGACATGAAGGAATGGAAGGTGAAGAAGGAGCTGAAGATGAAACCGAAGAAGAAATTTCTGACGAAGAAATTGATTTAGCAGAATTACTTAGAGAAATCGAAGAAATTGAAGAAGCTGAAGAAATTGAAGAAATTGAATCTATCGATGAAGCTAAAAAGAAAAAAGAGAAAGAAGACAAGAAAGAAGACGAAGACAAGAAAAAAATGAAAAAAGAACTTGACGAGGCTTATTCTGCAATCGAAACTCTTAAAGATGAATTGAATGAAATCAATTTATTAAACGCAAAATTACTTTACACAAACAAAATATTCAAAGCTAAAAACTTGAATGAAAGTCAAAAAGTAAAAGTATTAAGTTCTTTTGATAAAGCTAAAAACGTAGGTGAAGTGAAAATGGTATTTGAAACATTAAACGAGGGTATTAAAGTTTCTAAAAATACAATTAAAGAACACTTAGGTAGCGCATCAAAAACAACTAACACACCAAGCGTTAAAAAACCAATCGTTGAGTCAAACGATGCATTTTTAAGAATGCAAAAATTGGCTGGAATTATTTAATTTTTAATTTAAAAACAAAAAACAATGTCAAATAGTATTAATTCATTACTAGAAAGCGCTGCAGGAAGTTACAAAAACCTACAGAGCGATGCCGTAAGAATGGCGTCAAAATGGTCTAAAACAGGACTATTAGAAGGATTAGGAAGCGAAGTTGAAAAAAACAACATGGCTATGATCCTTGAAAACCAAGCTAAACAATTGGTTACTGAAACAAATACAACACAAACTGGAGGTTCAACTTTTACAGCAACACAAGGTGAAACTTGGGCTGGAGTTGCTTTACCATTGGTACGTAAAGTATTTGGTTCTTTATCAACTAAAGAATTCATGTCAGTTCAACCAATGAACTTACCTTCAGGTCTAGTTTTCTTCTTAGATTTCCAATACGGACAAGGTAAAAATGCTCCTTTCAGTAATTTCGGTCCTGCAGGAGATGTATATGGTGCTACTTCATCTATGTACGGTAACACAAACCCAGCAAATGGTGCTGATCCAAATGGTGGTTTATATGGTGCTGGTCGTTTTGCTTACTCAATCAACCAATTCTCTGCATCTATTACTAACGTAACTGTTGCTTCAGGTAGCTGGTCAGATTTTAATTATGCTGCAGAATATTCAGCTTCAGCTGTTACTGGTTATACTAAAGTTAATGTTCCATTAACAACAGTTTCTAACTATGACGCTAAAGGTGTTCGTGCATTTGTTATTGCTTCAGGTTCAGATTTACTTCCTGCTACAAATGCATTATTATTACCTCAATTTACTACAGTTGCTAATAATACAGCATCATTTATCTTTACTGGAGCTGTAGGTGCTGCAAATGTTCCTGCTGCAGGTGCTAACAGATTATTCTACAACATCCAACCAGTTGATAACAACCGTGGTGATTTTGAAGATAAATCATCTTCAGGATTTGGTGGTTATGCAAATGCTGAATCAACTTCCGCTGATGCATTAGCTATTCCTCAAATTGATATCAAAATGAAATCAGAGGCTATCGTTGCTAAAACTCGTAAGTTGAAAGCACAATGGACTCCTGAGTTCGCTCAAGATTTGAACGCTTACCAATCATTGGATGCTGAAGCAGAATTAACATCTATTATGTCTGAATATATCGCATTAGAGATCGATTTAGAAAACTTAGATATGTTGATCCAAGATGCTTCTGCTGCAGATGAGTACTGGAATGCACAAAACAACCAATCATTAAATTCAGGCAAAACTGGATATGATAACTTAGGTTTCTACAACACACAAGGACAATGGTTCCAAACTTTAGGAACTAAAATGCAAAAAGTTAGTAACAAAATTCACCAAAAAACATTACGTGGTGGTGCTAACTTCTTAGTATGTTCTCCAGCTGTAGGAACGATTTTAGAATCAATCCCAGGATTTGCTTCATCTTCTGATGGTGATGTTACTAAAGCGTCTTACGCATTTGGTATCCAAAAAGCAGGTCAAATGAACAGCCGTTACACAGTTTACAAAAACCCTTACATGACTGAAAACGTTATCTTGATGGGTTATAGAGGAGCTCAATTCCTTGAAACTGGTGCTGTATTTGCTCCATACGTTCCATTAATCATGACTCCATTAGTTTACGATCCAGAAACATTTACACCACGTAAAGGTTTATTGACTCGTTACGCTAAGAAAATGATCCGTCCTGAATTCTATGGTCGTATCTTTGTTAGCAATTTAGCTACTGTCTAATATTAGATAAAAACCTAATATGAAGAGCCGGACGAAAGTCCGGCTTTTTTAGTCTTTTTATAATATTTATTAGTAAATATAGTTATATGACAGATTTTAATAGAACGCCGCAGGCGCAAGAAGTTTTTAAAGCGAAAAGAAAACCAAAAGGACCAATTAAGTTTTCTATCCAATTAAATGAAGAACAAAAACGAGCAAAAGAACAAATCCTACACAACACTGTTACAGTATTAAAAGGTAAAGCGGGTTCGGGTAAATCGTTATTAGCAGCTAATATAGCCCTAGATTTATTATTCAATAAAGAAATCGAAAAAATTATTATCTCCAGACCTACTGTAGTAGCAGGACAAGATATAGGTTTCTTACCAGGTGATGTTAACGAAAAATTAGCTCCATTTACAGCTCCAGTATATGAGAATATGCACCGTTTATACAATAAAGAAAAAATTGAAAAATGTATAGCAGAAGGTGAAATAGAAATTGTACCTGTATCGTTTATGCGAGGTAGAAACTTTACTAATTGTTTAGTTGTAATTGATGAGGCACAAAATTTAACTGATACACAAACCGAATTACTTTTAACTCGTATTTGTCATGGTTCCAAAATGATATTTTGTGGTGATGCTGCTCAAATTGACTTAAAAGACCGTAAACAATCAGGATTTGATGTAGTATGTAAACATATGAAAGAAGTACCTGGATTTGAGGTTATCACGTTAGAGAAAAACCATAGACACGAGATAGTTGAATATATTTTGGACGTATATAAAAATCTTAGATCGTAATAGTAAAATTAAGGGTTTTGTTAATATTTATAACAAAAACTCGGAATGGCTAATCTATACATAAACGTTACTGAAGAGATTACTTTAACTAATAATGAAAGTCAAAAAGTAATTACACCAACAACAATTCCCAACATCAATTATGTTGATGTTCGAAGCATGAATTGTCCTACAGGATCGCAAATTTCAATTTTTTCTCTAGGTGCAACACCAGGTGCTGGTACTTTTGTAACTAGCAGTTTACAATACGCTAGAATAACCAATTTATCAACATCATCAGTAAAATTATCAATAGAATCTCCTACAACAGAAACAAGTTTTCTAGTATCCGGAGGTAATTCATTTTATATATCTACTAGTAAAATAACAGGTAGTATAGATAATAATTTTACTTTAGAGGATATCCAACATGTTTATGTACAATCCTCTGGTTCAGCAGCATCTATTGAATATTTTATCGCTACAAACTAATTAAATTATGAATATCCCAATTTGGCCAGGCTCAAGCTCATTTCAACCCGGAGAAACTCCTTTTGGTTTTTATGACTATGATCCACAATTTCAAGTAGATGCTGATAAATTTGCTAAATTTGCTTCACAACGTTTAGGATATCCTTTAGTTGAGGTTGAATTGCAAGATATTAACTTTTACACTGCATTAGAAGAGGCTGTTACAACATATGGAAATGAATTATATGCTTATCAAGTAGCAGAAAATTTATTATCATTTCAAGGAGCTTCTACAAATATAGCACCGGGAAATAATGAATTAGTACAAGAAAATTTAGCTGCAATAGTTCGCCTTTCTAATCAATATGGTGAGGAAGCAGGTGTTGGAGGTACTATTACATACCATACAGGATCTATTAAATTAACCCCCGGAGTACAAAATTACGATTTAAAATCTTGGGCAACTTCCCAAGGTATTCAAGGTGGGATTGAAATGAAACGTGTATTTTATGAAGCACCACCCGCTATCACTCGTTACTTTGACCCATATGCGGGTACAGGTACAGGTATGATGCAAATGATGGATTCATTTGGTTGGGGATCATATTCACCTGCTATTAATTTCATGTTAATGCCTATCAGTTATGATATGCAAAAAATTCAAGCAATTGAATTTAACGATCAAATTAGAAAATCCCAATATACATTTGAATTAGTTAATAATGTATTAAGAATATTTCCAATACCTAATGGGGGAGGAATTCATGAATTGCATTTTGAATATATTTTACTTTCTGATCGTAATCAACCATACGTGGATAGAAACGGTCAAAATATTATTACCAATGCCTCTAACGTACCATATAATAATCCAACATATAACACGATAAACTCGATTGGTCGTCAATGGATATTTGAATATGGATTAGGTATTGTTAAAGAAATTTTAGGATATGTTAGAGGAAAATACTCAACTATCCCAATCCCAGGAGCTGAAGTAACATTAAACCAAAATGATTTAATTGCAGCAGCAACAAATGAAAAATCAGCATTAATTGAGCGTTTAAGATCATATTTTGATACAACTTCCCGCAAAACATTACTTGCTAATAAAGCAGAAGAAGCACAAAGTCAAATGAGCATTTTAGGAGATGTTCCAATGACAATTTTTATAGGATAACATGGCATTATTTGGTACACAACGTGACGTTTCATTATTAAGAAGTCTCAACCGAGAGTTGATATGGGATGTTATTTCTCAAGAATGTGCTTATTACCAATTTAATTATGGTGATACTAAAGTAAACATGTATGGTGAAGCATCCGGGGCCAAATATTATAGAGATCCTGTTCTTTTAAACATGATTGTTGAAAGAGGTGATGAATCTAGTCCGGTTGATGATTTTGGTGTAAGCTATGAACGTCCAATGGTATTTAGATTCCTTAGAGATGATTTAGTTGATGCTAATTTAGTTCCTCAAGTTGGAGATATCATAATGTGGTATGAAGGATACTGGGAAATAGATAATGTAAATGATAACCAATTATTTGTAGGTAAAGACCCTGATTATCCATATAATGAAAATCCATTAAATCCTGGGTTGGAGAATTTTGGTACTAATCTATCATTAATTTGTTTAGCCCATTATGTTCCTGCAGATAAAGTACAAATTACAAGAGAAAGATTATAAGTATGCCAGCTGCTAGAAAACCCATACCTAAATCACAAAAACAGATCTCAAATGATCAGGTAGAACCATATATTTTTCCTGAAACAAATGAATCGTTAGGTAACCCTAACATACCATCTAATTTTAATCAATTTACTCCTGTAAATCAAAGTGGAATCGATTTCAATCGTTCACTTCAAATGTCATTTAAGGGTGATTCGGTTAAACCATTTACAATAGGTCTACAAGATATTGATGAATCTATAATGTTTTATTTTCAAAATGTTATACGCCCATTTGTTTATCAAAATGGTGTTAGAATAGAGGTACCTATTATATATGGCTCCCCAGAGAAATGGAAATCAGTACAAAAAGACGGCTACTACAAGGATAAAAATGGTGCTATTATGTCTCCTTTAATTATGTTTAAAAGAGATACGATGGATAAAAACCGTTCCTTGACAAATAAAATAGATGCTAATACACCCCATTTATATACATCTTGGAAAAAAACATACAATCCCAAAAATGCATATTCTAATTTTAGTGTATTAACAAATCGTATTCCCGTAGATCAATTCGTAGTAAATGTTGTACCGGACTATGTTAATTTAACATATAGTTGTGTTATTCAAACATATTATGTTGAACAATTAAATAAAATTATTGAGGCAGTTAACTATGCCTCTGATTCATATTGGGGTGATCCTGAACGCTTTAAATTTAAAGCATCAATTGATTCATATTCTACGGTAGTAGAAATGTCGGATAACTCAAATCGTATTGTAAAAGGAACATTTACCATCAAGTTATTTGGTTATATGATCCCCGATACAGTACAAAAAGAGGTAACAGCTCTAAAAAAATATAATAGTAAAGCACAAGTTATAATTGGATTAGAAACCGTAAATGGTATATCCGAATTTGTATCTTCAGGTAAAAAAGCAACTTCCCCAGTTATTATCCCATCCGGTGGAGGTGGTGGAGGTGGTGGAGGTACTATAACTCTAGCAACTATAGCGTATTTAAATACAAATGTACAACAATTAGGTACTTTTGTTAATACTACAACTGTAACATTTGCTAGTGGATGGTTAGCAGCTCCAACAGGTTTACCTGCAACTTCTATTAATAATTTCACCATTTTTGTTAATGGACAATTAATAGAAAAAACCGCTATTGTATCTTTTACAGAAAGTGGAAATATAACAACATTAGTAATTAATGAAAGTGAATTGGGGTTTGGATTTGACTCTAATGACGAGGTTATTGCAATTGGGAAATTTAATAGTTAACGTTTAATATTTATATCAAAATGGCAAAAGCAAAAGGACAATCAACAGCTACTTTTTTAAGCAAACCACCTAAAAAAAGACCAGGGGTTCATGCAAAATCAAAAACTAGTAAAAGCAAAAACAGCAAAAACTACGTAAAATCGTACGCAGCACAAGGAAAATAAGATGGCATTAATTAAACCAGAACAGTTAAGAGAAGGGTTTTACTCAATAACAGGATCGTTATTCGGAACCTCATCATATGCAGATTTTGCATTGACTGCTTCTTATGCTTTAAACTTATCTGACCCTTTTAGGATAATAACAGGAAGTATTACAGCTAGTGTTAATGTTGGATCAACCATATTTTTAATTAAAAGTGCTAGTAGAGATATTTTATCTATTAATAGTACAGGTGTAATTACATTAACCACCCAATCCACTACTTTAACAACACCCGCACCCAATGGTGGGATATACTTTACCTCCAACTCATTATTTGTTGGACTAGACTAATAAAACACATATTTATAATAAAATAAAAAAAGAAACATGGCAGAATGGAAAAAGGTAATAGTCTCGGGTAGTTCAGCAAATTTAGCTGCATTACAAGTAAGCAACCTTACATCAGGACAAGTAGTAATTGGTGGTGGTGCCTCCAACTTATCTACCACAGCAATTAATGGTACCGGAAACATTGTAGCAACAACAGGAGCTACAGGATTATCAGCATCTGGTTCATTCAGCGGTTCATTCCAAGGTAACTTTGTTGGGACAACTAACTTGCCTGATTTAACACAAGGTGCAGGTATTACAGCATTTACTTATGATGGTGCTACAACAGCTACTGTTGCTGTCTCTGGTGCATCTGCTTTAAGTACAAATAACATTTCAAAATGGACGGGTGCTGCATTTGCTAACTCATCATTAACTGATAATGGTACTACAATTACCGGTGCAACTTCCATTCAATTAACAGGTGCTAACTCAAACTTATCTGGTTCATTCAGTGGTTCATTCCAAGGTGATGGTTCAGGTTTAACAGGAGTAACAGCAGCATTTCCAACAACCGCTAAAACCGATTTAGCTAGTACTGATCAATTTTATATAAATGACGGTGCTAACAAATATGTTACTTATGGTAACTTATTAACTGATTTAGCTGGTACTAACTTAGTAGTTGAGGGAACTGATAGTTTAGCATTAGCGAATACAATTACAGGAGATAAAACATTCTCTAACAATGTAATTGTTTCGGAAAATTTAACAGTATTAGGTACTGCATCTTTCCAAAATACAACCAATTTAGAGGTATCAGATAGATTCGTATTATTTGCTTCTGGTTCAAATGTAGCTGGAGATGGTGGTATTGTTATACAACAAGGTATACAAAACGTAGGTGAATTATTTGGATATGAAAATTCAATCAATCGTTGGGGTTTCACTTCTTCATTCAATGCATCTGGTCCTTCATTTACAGCAGCTGCTTATATTACAACAACAGAAACAAGCACATCAATCCCTTCAGCAGCTCCATTATATGGTGGATCTTCAAACGGATATGGTAATATACATGTAAAAACAGATACAGGCGATATTTATATTTACGCTTAATAAAAATTAAAATAGTTATGGGCTTTACAGCAAACCACTTTGAGGGACAAACCTCACAAAACACTAATCCTCTATCTTCTAACCAATTAACGGTAACGGAGATAGAGGTTTTACTTTCTATGGTAAAACGAACAACTTTCCTTGGAGAGGATATAGAACCTTTGTACAATTTGGTCAACAAACTACAAAATCAACATATCGAACAATCCAAATAATTAAGTTATGAATATCTTTTCAATAGATTTAACACATCCGGAAATAAACTTTATCCGACAAGCCCTAGAAACAGTAAACATTCAAGGTAGAGATGCTAAATTTTGTGCTAGTTTACAAATCAAATTAGAGCAAGAACTGGAGGAAATTACACGCATGCTAAAAGAGGAAGAAGAAAACAAACTCTTGGGTCTGCAACAAATCATAGAATCTGAACAAACCAAAACACGTTCCAGAAAATCATAATATTTATAACTATATTATAGGCCCGTAAGGGAAGTGGGCACAGCATTTTCTGTGTAACCAACCAATGATAAAAAGATATTATGCCAAATTGGAAAAAAGTCATTACCTCGGGCTCTGACGCTGCCCTGAATTCACTTCTAGTCACAAACGGTATTACCGGATCACTTTTAGGAACAGCCTCAACTGCCTCTTTTGTAACAGGATCAAATGTATATGGACCATATGGTTCAAATAGTGTTATATCTGCATCATATGCTGCTAACGGTGGTGTAACTCAACTTTTAGCAGGATCTAATATAACTCTTTCCCCAACAACAGGTAAAGGGCAAGTAACTATTTCCTCTACTGGAGGTGGAGGGCCCTTCTTTAATACAGCAACAGGATCTTATGGATCCTTTTATGATACAACAACCCAAACTAACCCAGTAGGTAATGTTCCACGTTCAATGTCTTTTAATACAACAGACATTACAAATGGAGTTTCTATTTCAGGATCAACAAGCCCATTTAACACATATATTAAAACAGAAAATCCTGGTGTATATGATATCCAATTTTCTGCTCAACTTGATAAAACCGATGCTGGAAAAGATGAAATAGTAATATGGCTTAGAAAAAATGGTATAGATTTAACTGACACTGCTACTAGTGTATCATTAACTAATAATAATGATAAAGTAGTAGCCGCTTGGAACTGGTTTGTAAATTCAGCAGCTAATGACTATTACCAAATTATATGGTATTCAGCAGATACTGATCTAAGATTACTAGCTGAAACAGCAGGGGGAGGACACCCAGGTATCCCTTCAGTAATAGCAACAGTTAACAGAGTAGATCAATTTTTATCCAATACAGGATCATTTAGTGGGTCATTTACAGGAACATTACTTGGAACAGCTTCATATGCTACACAAGCATTAAGTGCTTCATATGCTTCTCAAGCATTATCAAGTTCATACGCATTAAGTGCTTCACATGCTACATCAACAGCGGCTGTTGCAGGTACAACAAACTATGTATCTAAATTTACTAGTGGTACAACTATTGGAAACTCTATAATTTATGATAATGGTACAAACATTGGTATTGGTACAACTACTGCCCCTTATAGATTAACCGTTTCCGGTAAAATGGATCTAAATGATGGTGTAGGTAGTATTTTTATAGGTACTAACGCTGGTTTATCTGATGATACTACAAACAAAAACGTTTCCATTGGATTAAATGCATCACAAAATAATATAGTTGGATCTAATGTTGTTGCAATTGGTAATGAATCACAAAAAAATACTCTACAAAGCAATAACACCAGTGTTGGTTCAAATACATTAGAATTTAACACCACAGGTGCGGGTAATACAGCAATTGGTTCATATGCCTTATGGAATAATATTAATGGATCAAGCAATGTAGCAATTGGACCATCAACATTACTTAGCAATACTTCAGGAAGCGTCAATGATGCTTTAGGGGCTAGTGCATTACGAATAAACACCTCAGGTAGTAACAATGTTGCTATGGGTGCATTAAGTTTACGTAATAATGTATTAGGAAATGACAATACAGCCTTAGGTAATGCTGCCGGAAGATATGAGGGAACAGGAACAACATCTAATACAGATCCTAGCGCCTCTATCTTTATAGGAAGAAATTCAAGAGCAAACGCATCCAACCAAACAAACCAAATAGTAATTGGTAACGAGGCTTTAGGTTTAGGTTCAAATACAGTTGTATTAGGTAACGATAATATTGTTACAACAGCATTAAAAGGTAATGTAGGTATTGGAACAATCACCCCAGCCTCTGATTCAGGATATAAATCCCTTACTATAGATGGTACAACAGGTACATTTACAGAATATAGACAAAGTGGAACCGCATTATTTAGAGTAGGTGTAGATGGAAGTAGACCATTCTTCTATGGAATGACTAATGCCGCAATGGATTTCTTTACAAACACATCTCTAAAGATGCGTTTAACCTCTGGTGGTTCATTACTTTTAGGAGATACAATAGCACCCAATGAAACGGCTTGGTTTGGAACTGCGGTTTTCGGTAAAAACGGAACCAATAAAGTAATTACAGGATATTTAGCATCATCAACAAACGGTGCTGTGATTGGAGGACATAACTCAGCATTAGATGGTTGGTCT